ATAGGAGATAGATTAGTAATAGGTAAAGTAATCAAGTAATTGATTACACACAAGTTTGTTGTGCATTAATCCCTATTACTAATTTTATCAGTAGCACGTACTTTGTGGTCGTGCTACTGATCCCTGATCTCTTGACCGAGTGGTGTAGCTTATGCGGAAACGATCGTTGCTACTGGCCAGCACTCAAGGGATCTGGGATCAGTTACTATGACTGTGAGAATAAACACTAGAACATAGGTTGCGACTTTCGGGGTGGCCTCTCGTAAAACCGGTAATAAATCAGTCCCGGACCCTACGTAGCTAGTGACTGATCACTTTAGAATGATTCTAATTAGCAAATTCAACCTGAGGTTGTAAAAAAAATTCAACCTGAAGTTGAAAGTTTCAAGCGGCAAGCTTCAAGCACCAAGCCTTAATAAGAACACAATTAAGTAGTACAGTATAAGTTAACCAATACAGGAGAATAAAATGTCAGAAAGTACAAAAGCGTTAATTAGAATAGCGGATGCAATAGAAGAGATCCTGCGTCTTGTTAAAGAGGACCAAGAAAAATCAAGAAAATACATGGAGGACAAAGATGAAAGCACAAGTTAAATCTTTGAAAGATCTTTTAAAATATCTAAAGAAACACAATATTTCAGAAGACGATGCAATAATCCTACTTAAAGCTGAAGAAATTAAAGATAATCTTAGAATAATAAATATGCACAAACAAATTGAAAGCTTAGGGAGTTTAAATTGATGAAAAGAATTAAACATCGAGATCTAACTCACTATTTTTTACAAGATCATAGGCGCCTACCGCGCGCCTATGTTGCCAGCTGCGAGCGCTTTTTTAAAAGTCTCAAGCTCCATGGACCAGGGCCCAAGGACCAAGCGGCAAGCTCCAAGCGTCAAGCGGCAAGCCTTAATTCGAACACAATTAAATAGTACTAATAAATAAAATATACAGGAGAAATAAAACAATGAATATAAAAGAAGCACAAGCAATAACTCACACTTTAAGCAAGCCCGGCAAGATGCCCGGGTTTGCATATTCAACACCAGCTCACGAATGCAAAACAGGTACTAAATTAAGATTAATTCCAAACTCTGTCTGTTCTAACTGTTACGCCTACAAACGAGGCCGTTATAGATTCCAAAATGTTATAGACGCGCAATATAAAAGATTTAGATCTTTAACTCATCCTAAATGGGTGGAGGCTATGGCCGCACAAATTAATTCAAAGAAGGTCAAATATTTTAGATGGCACGATTCAGGTGATGTTCAAAACCTGGACCATTTAAGACGAATTTACGAGGTCTGTAGGTTGACGCCTGAAGTTAAGCATTGGATGCCAACTAGAGAAGCATGGACCAAAGACTATATTGTTGAAGCTCCTGACAATCTTGTTGTCCGGTTCTCCATTCCAATGGTGGACCAGGCAGCAGGGACCAGCTGGCCCAACACGTCGACAGTCTCAACTAAAAAAATTGATGTAACATGCCCGGCCCCTCTTCAGGGTAATAAGTGTAAAGATTGTAGAGCTTGCTGGGATAAATCAGTTTCAAATGTTTGTTATGGTGAGCACTAATATGAAAAAAACAAAGTACACTTTTATGTATAGATCCAGGGACGGTCATTTAATGCGCCCTGAATCATTTTTGAATATTAATAAAGGCCGCACGTTGTCCAGCTCACAGCTGCGCGCGTTAGGTATAACAAAAATAAAAGCTTCAAGCGTCAAGCACTAATGGATTTTTTTAAAAACGGCACCGGCTGGTGCCAGCGCCACGGTCGAAGGGCCAAGGATCCCGGACCGCCGGTTCGATCTCATTCACCCATACTCAGGAAAAAAGAAGCTATAAGCGACAAGCGCCAAGCTCCGAAGGTTCTTCGGAGAAACTCCGTAGCTGCAGTAGTTCCAAGTTCCAAGCGTCAGGCTCCAAGCTCCGAAGGTTCTTCGGAGAAACTCCGTAGCTTAGCAAGTTCCAGGTAGCAAGCTTCAAGCCCCAGGCACCAAGCTTCAAGCTCCAAGCCGCAAGCTTCAAGCTCCATGATCTGTGATCCCTTGTACATTGAATAAGTATTAGGGGACCTCGGACCAAGGGCCTCTACTATGATAAAAGTATTTGTTGGATGCTTATAATGGAAGGCAATTTGGTGTGGACTAAATCGAACTTTCTTCCCCTTTGTAACTTTTAATTCTATAGTGAAAAAGTGCCGATTATTATTGTAGACCAATACATCAGGAGTACCAAGTAAGCTGGAATTCTCCAATCTATTGAACGAAAATTGATTCCAATTCTTCTTAAGTTTTTGATATAATTTAGCTTCTGGACCCATAGGTTTTTAAGGGTAACCCACGCATGCATTATGAGCCCATTTTAAGACTATCAGCAATGGTAAATTTTTTCTCTTGTTGAGTTTTTAAGACTAATCTGTGACCAGGTTGACCTATAATATTACTCTCATGTACTTCCATTTTTTTTATCTCTTCTAAAAAGCCGTCCCGTTCAACAAAGATTTTTGCATGAGATAAGACATTACCTTGAGTGCCTTTTTTGGCTCCTTCAGTAAACTTAGACAAGAAATTTTGAAGATCGTGAACTAACATTAATTATTTTTCTTCTGCAGTTCTAATATCTGAACATACTCATTAAGTCTATCTATTTCTTTAGCTTGAGACAATTCAAAGTTTTTTAATTCTTTAATGGCCTTTGCAAAGTCTTCAATGATAGCCTTGCTACCTTTGAGTTGATTTTCTAATTGGATACATTTAGATTTATACTGCTGCATTTCATAGAGTTGTTTTCTATAATCATCTATAACAAAAGATAAGTCAGCTGGGCCTCTATCTTCTACTCTTTTATCAACTTCTTTCATAAATTGCCTTTCATTTTCGAATGTTTTATCTTCATCTTTCATATTGACTTTATAGGATAGTTACCTTAAAATGTCAACATGGGAGTTCCAAAAAGATTAACTGAGATGCAGAAAAGGTTTGCAGAGTTCATAGTATTTGGTGGGCCTGATGGCCCGGTCTCTCAATCAGAAGCAGCTGAACTAGCTGGATATAGCAAAAATAGAAGTAGACAAGAAGGATCAGAACTATTGAATCCTAGACTATCACCATTGGTAGTACAATATGTAGGTGGACTTAAAGAAGAGAGAATGAAGAAATTTGAAGTGACTTATGAAAGTCACATATCAGAATTAGATAGAATTAAAAAGATGGCTTTGAAGAAAGGAAGTTTTTCAAGTGCTGTAAATGCTGAAACGAACCGAGGCAAAGCAGCAGGGTTATATATAGACAGAAAAATAATAAAGCATGGAAAGCTAGAAGAACTATCAGAAATGCAGTTGGAAGCCAAAATGAAACAAATACTAGAAGATTACGCACCTCTTTTAAATGCTGACGTTGTTGAAGGTCAGGTAGAAGAGATAACTGATGAGCCATCTAGTGAAGTTTAGTCATTTTTAATACACACGAAGTAGGGAACACAGATCTTTCAGAGAAAGTAATAGTTCCATCATCATCAATATCATAACCTGCAAATATTTTAACAGTGTCTTTGTCTTTACTAAATAGATAGCCTTCACTTACCGGTGTTGCTAGTTTCATATTATTAAATTCTTTTTCACTACCCCAACCGCCTTCAGTTACGATATCACACCAATCAATTTTATATCTACTGTATGGAAACTTAACCTGTTGTTTTACAAGTTTGGGTTTAGCATAGGTGTTTAACTGTCTAGATTTCTTTTTAGGTTTAGGCATGGGTTCTGTATATATCAAAAATATAGGCACGAACAGGGGAAATAAAAACTGCCTCAATTGTGTCTGAAATAAGGCAGTGATATTTTTCGACACCTAACAGTGTGTATTTATTTTTATTTTTTTTAAATGGCGCTAAAAAATGACAGGGTGTCGAAATTAGTAAACAAATGATTACTATTACTCTATAACCCACGCTATTACTCATTAATTTTCTTAAAATCTTCCAAAAGGGGGGTGTCGAAAGGGTGTCGAAAGGGTGTCGCAAGGGTGTCGCAGGTGTCGAAATTAGTAACCATTTGTTTACTATCTTGTACATATATGTCGCAGTTTTGTGATAATTATTTAGAATTGTTCTAATGTACATATTTTTCGACACCCTTTCGACACCTTTTCGACACCCTTTTACGCCATTTCGACACCCTTTCGACACCCTAATCATGACTTATTTCTGCCTTAATTCAGACACAATTAGAACACTATTCAGATTCATTTGCATCTTCGTGGTCTTTATATTCTTTGATTAAACTTTCTGATGGGTGATAGACTTCAACAAAACAGTGACAATTAGGACACGATAAATTACTAACCATGTCATACTCTTCATTATCTTCTGTATCATGATCACCACCCCATATTAATTCTTCCTGGCAATGCCAACAGTTCATATTGCTCCTAAATGTAAGTATATCCAAAGTGCTGTAAACAAAGTAATTGCGGCTAATTCCATTCCAGCTTTCATTAGTTCATTTCTTTTCTATTATATAATTTATTTATTAATTTATTTATACGAACATCTCTTTTACCCCTCGCGCCTATAGGATGTGCCTTCATTGATTGAAGTCTATTTATTTTATCTAAATTATTTGGTTTTATCTTCCTGAACATTAAAATCCTCTGCTTTCATTGGTTTGGTTTTTTCTTTCTCGTCTTTTTGTAATTCATTGTACATATCTAATCTTTTTAAAAAAGCATGTTTCCATTTTCTTAATTGTAATCCCTCAACCTTAAACTCTTGATAGTATAAATCTGGCGTACACACCATAATTACACCTTGTTTAATGTGGCTACCATAAACATAGTCATGAGCCATGGCGTATGCTGCAATTTGCATATAATAATCTTCAATCCATTCTTCTCTTTTTGGTCTATTGGACTGCTTAAAATCTACAACAGTTTCCATACCATTATGAGAACAAATTAAATCTGTAGCACCCGCGTACAGGCCCGGATAGTGCAACATAACTTCACTACCGTAATATTCATCCACTGGCGCAAGACCCATCTCTATAATTTTATCGGCCATGGGCCGTGCTTCTTGACCTATGGGTGTTAAATCAATGATATTAGTTCCAAGAACATAGTGCTCTAGATACTTGTGCATACAAGTCCCTCGACTTGAAGCGTGGTTTTTAATTCGATCTGCTTCAACCTCGCCTACTTTAGCCTTCCACTTTTTTATAAAATCTTGGTTTTTTGTAGCACCTAATACAGTAGTCACTGAAGGTAATTTATATTGACCAATCTCATACATCCGGGTCCCTGATCCGGGGTCCGTGAGTTGTTTGCCTTGTATGTAGGTATAACGTTTACTGTGTTTGATCATCTGATTTTTTCTCCATTATATTATTTAATTCGTCTATAATTTTTTGTGGATCCTTTTCCAGGTACAATGCACCTACAAGCACCCCTCTTAAATTATCGTTAAAGAGCCCTAGGCCCGTATTACAATTCTTACAAGCCCATCCTCTAAAGATGTAAGTCCCTCGAATATGATCTCGTT